CCTAAAAAGTGAAATAATATCTTTCTTGCTTTCTTCTTCTTGCTTTCTTCTTCTTGCTTTCTTTCTTTCTTCTTGGGGTGGTGACTATAATAAATAAGAGCAGGGCGATTAACAGTATATTCTTCCTTTCTTCTTGGGGGGTGTGGCTTGGTGGTCTTTCTTTCTTACTTGATGAGTACTACTTCACAGATTTAAAATCTTATGTACAATATCTTAGTATGGACACCACTACGAGGGATAAGTTACTAGCTCAGATGCGCTTAAAGCCTACTGAGGCGCAGTTAACGATATTGGATGATGCTGCACGCTATAAGTTGGTAGCTGGTGGTATAAGAGGTGGTAAGAGCAGATTGGCTGCTGCTTATCTTACTGTTAAGATTTTAGAGAGTATTGCGAATAAGACTGCTAATCCGGGTGATATATATTGGCTGGTTGCTGCTGATTATGAGAGAACCAGGGCAGAATTTAATTATATTGGTACTGATTTAAGTAACCTAGGCCTTTTGGGAGAGATGAGCAAGCCTATTAACCCCGGAATTTTAAGATTAAATGTATGTGTATGTGGCGAAGCTAGGTGTAATCACGAAAGGATAGCTGTAAAGACCAAATCTGCTAGTGATTTTAAGAGTTTGGCTATGGAGGCTCCCAGAGGAATTGTGGCTTGCGAGGCATCTCAGTTGGATTTGGAGAGTTTTTGGAGGCTGGAGGAGAGATTGGTAGAGGCAAGAGGGTGGTTGATGCTTGAAGGTACTTTTGAAAGTAGCCTTGGATGGTATCCTGAGAAATATATACATTGGTCCTCTCCTGCTGTCCAGAACTCTGAAAACGTAAAGAGCTTCTCCCTCCCAACGTGGACTAATACGGAACTGTTTCCTGGTGGCAGGGAGGATCCTGAGATAGTTAAGCTGGAAAATACGCACAGCGAGTCGTGGTTTATGGAAAGATTTGCCGGCGTGCCTAGTCCTCCGAAGGGAAGGGTACACGAAATGTTTAGGAATGAGGTTCATATACAGGATGTGGACTTTGTAGAGGGTGTCCCTGTGTATGTCTGGGTGGATCCAGGATATTCGAGAGCTACGGATTCGGCTTATGCTGTGGAGTTTGCTCAGATTATTGACGGGCAGATCAGGGTATTTGATGAAATATACGAGCAGGAAAAGATCGGTCCTGAAATATGCCAGATAGCTATGACAAGAGCCTGGTGGAACAAGGCAGACAAGTACGGAGCCATAGATCAGGCCGGTGCGCAGCATCAGGCAATGCCTTCTCAGGTTGAAGTGTGGCAGGAGCAGTCGGGATTGTATCTGCACCCGACTTATGTAAGAATTATAGAAGGTGTTGAAAGATTCAATACGTTTTTAAAGATTGATCCTATTATGAAGGAACCCAAAATTGTTTTTTCACCTGACTGCAAAGGTGCGATAAGCGAACTAGGAGGAGGCCCTAATCCCTTTAACGGACAGACCAAGGTTTACTCTTGGGCGACTGATCGTGAGGGCAACGTGCTAGGCACAACGCCCAGGGACAGGTATAATCACGCAGTAAAGGCTATAACTTATGGACTCATACACGAATTTGGTCACGCAAGGGAAGCAAGTTCCTATAGTCCGAGAGAACCATCAATATCATACTGGTAAAATATGACAACTGAAAAAAGACTCACAGCTAAACAGATTGAGCAGCTTGTAACCGAGGAAAAGGAAAAGCCACAGTACCTTAAACTCAGGGAAAGGTGGGAGGCCGACTACAAGTATTACACTCTTGAAGAATATGATGCTGGAGAAGGCTACCAATCCTACACAAGCAACAAGCCAAGAACAACGGCAGATAAAATTATCAGTTATTTGACTGAAGCAGCAATGACTGTACGGACCAGATACGACAGAAATGATCCAGAGAGCGCAGAATCTGGCACAACTTTAGAAAAATTCATTCGTGGATGTATCCGTATGGGGGATGACAGACTAGCCTCAATGTTGTCCCCAACGCTGCAGGACCAGTTAGCCTGGTATATCGCAGTTAGAGGCTGGTATTGTGGCAGAGCTATGTTCAACAAGCAGGACAACGGCTCTATAAGGTGCGAAATAGAACCCTTTGATCCACTAAATGCAACCTGGAAGTTCGACAACAACGGACTGAAATGGATAGCAAGATCACATTCGAGAACCCCTGATTTTATTAAGGATTCCTACGGAGTAAATATGGATTTTGCTCCAGGCGACTATGAAGCAGGAGTAGACGTACACGAATATATTGACAGACACACTAGAAGCGTAGTTGCAAACGGAAGATATCTAGTAAAACCAGAGAAACACGAAAATAAAAACCTAAATGGCGACTCTATAGTGCCTGCATTTATAGGATACGTTGGTCCCCAGCCATTTGTTCAGGGAGATTACTCAGGAGATAACGTATGGGGTGACGTTGGTGAAAGCGTATTTGCTCATATCAGAAGCCTTATAGACACACAGAACAAGTCAATGTCCGACTGGCAGACTTTGGTAAGGCGTGCAGTAAAACACCCTATGATTTTAAGAAGCAGGGATGGAAATTTAAGATTAATGGATGATCCCTACAGGGAAGGAGCCAATATCTCTCTTAAAGACGGAGAAAATATGGAACTGGCACCTGAAATGAAACTTGTAGCTGATGCAGGAGCCTATATCGGTACTGTAAACAGCGAATTGCAGCAGGGAACCGTACCAGACATAGTATTTGGTGATATTCAGTTCCAGTTGTCAGGTCACGCAGCAAATATTTTAAGAGCAGGCGCACAACATCAGGTATCCCACAGGATGAAGGCCCTGGGTGGCGCAATGACACAGATAGCAAATATTTTAAGATACCAGTATCAGGGTGGAAGGTTCGGAAAATTGCAGTTTGACGGAATGATGGGAGAAACGCAAACCTATTTTGACGAGGAAATAGCACCTGAAGATTTGAAAAAAGCAGGAAACCTAGAGATTATGTTTAAAAATTCTCTCGGAATGGAGGATCCTCAGAGGTTCTCAACAGCTCAGATGTTAAGGGAAGGCCCTGTACCACTAGCTCCGGACACTTATATCTGGAATGAAATACTGGATGTGGAAGATCCCGACAAGTGGAAGAAGGAAATCTTTGCACAGCAAGGTTCAAGGTCAGAACCCAAAGCTATCGCATTTAATATGTGGGAAGGCCTGCTTGAAAATCAAAGACCGGTTGAAGCTCAGTTCTATTTGGATCAGCTAAAAAGACAATATACCAATGAGCAAAGAGAAGAATATATAAGGAAACTACAATTTCAACAGGCGATAATGCAACTTCAACAGCAGCAAATGATGGCAGCACAGGGTATGCCTATGCAAGGTCAACCACAACAAGGTCAACCACAGCAAGGACCACCACAACAAAACCCAAGACCAAGTATGAATAATAACAACGGTGTTGTAACAGGACCAGAAAGTGGGTATGATTTATTTAGAGGATCGCCTCCTCCAAACAACACTAGAGCGCCTGGAGAACCAAGACCGGGAGCAAGAGGATAAATAAAAATGCAAGAATATACAGTTAATCTAGCAAACGGACAAACTTACACAATAAGAGCATCTTCTCCTGCTGAAGCAGCAAGGCTAGCTAATGCAGATGCACAAGAGTCAGGAAACGAAGTTGTTAACGTAACACGATTAGGTTCAACTACACCAATAACCACAAAATTACCTACTGGGGAAGTTGTTTCTTTTACGGGTGCAGATCCATCTCTTACAGGAACATCGCCATTTATGCCAAAAGCAACAGCAGTTCCATCTCCAACGGAGGAAGCTAAAAGACTAGAATCCGAAAGACTAGAAGCCGAAAGACTAGAAGCCGAAAGACTAAGACAAGCAGAAGCAGAAAGACAAGCAGCAGCACAAGTAGCAGGACAAGTAGCAGGACCAACTCCAGCACCAACTCCAACTATAGGAGGTCTACCTTTAGGAGAAGTTGATCCTTATGCTATATTTACAAAGGCTTTAGGGATGCAAGATAGACCATTAACAGATCCTTACAGAAGATATATGGGATCTATGGAACGAATGTTTGAATTTTTTAATCCTTTCAGGTTTGAATCTCTACTTGGTAACAGACCAGGTGCACAAGGTCTGTTTGGAGAAGGTGGCGATCCAAGCGTAACAAATCCTTTATT